CTCATCTTTAGATGCAATACGCTTCGAATCAGCCACCAGAATAGCCAGAATTGCTCTACCCCAAGCCGATGTCTCAGCGTTCATAACTTCCGAATCACGTTTGAAATTGGACGTACCAGGTACCGGCTCCCAAGCAGTGCCATGCCCAGGACGAATATCGTCAGGACTCCGATAAGCAGCAGCAGTATAAACCACCCAACTTTTACCAGCGAAGTCAATAAATTGTAAACTCTCTTGCTGTAGTGATCCATTAGGGTATTTTTCCTTGAACATGCGAAGCCTCTCGGCCACATCCACATAATCATCCATAAACGCCATTTTGTTATCCTCTCTTGAATACTATAAATGGTCCCCCGGTCCCTCTGGACTGGAGTGATAGAACCTTACCGCCTTGATAAAGTCCAACTCTGGTTCCGTTCATCAAAGCCAAAGTCTTGCTTTTAGCTAGTGTGAACTTGTCATTCGCGACATCGTAATTCTCTTTAGCGGCAATCAGTTCCTCATACAACTCACCTAACTCGATGTCACCATCAAAGATTCCCTCAGAGAGTTCGCGGACAGTTTCGTAAGTTGAAGTTGAACCATCCCAGTCAGGGACTACACCTTTAGCAATGTGATCTAGCCAGCGGAGTGCCGCGTCCTCAAGTTGCTGTGCATACTCAGCGTCATACATGACCTCATGCTCAACTAACTCACCATTAGCACAAGCGACAAGTATTCCGCGATCTAAACCTAGAACATGCATGTACCACATCACTTGGTCGTAGTAATGGATAGGTAGTTCATTCATCGGGTTACGCGAGAACTTTATTTCCAGCAGACCTAGACTTCCATCAGCCCATTCGATAATCGCGTCAGGGTTCGCTTTGAAGTCAGGATGTTTTACACTCGCCCAAGTGCCAGTATTGTGAGCCGCAATAAACCACTCCTTGTTCTCTGAAATCCAGAGGTCTTTGATTGGTTGCTCGAATACAGTCCCCAATTTCATGGCCATGCTAGGTCCATCAGATTCGCGATCTAATAAACCAAGGACTTCATGATATGCGGTGTAGGCGGAACGCCAAGGGTTATGTCCCATGATGGAACTGATAAGTGAACCTGCGACACCTTTACGGGCCTCATGCCACTCAGCGGATGCGTGTTCAAAGTAGCCCAGTAGGTTGGCTTTGCCAAGGCTGGCTATTTGGTGGTCAATAGTCATGCAAACAGACTATACCTAAACTAAGACTTTTTGTTGCCTTTTTTCGTGTCGGATTGAACCGATTGAATAGCCTGGTTTATAGCCGAATTGAAATCCTCGTCAGGGACAGATGCTTTACCAGCGTAAGTAAATAGCAGGGTTGCTACTAAACCTAGGACTGCACCGACAGCACCAAACGCGGCGGATTGTAGAGCTGAGATACCGAATAGGTTACCTGCACCCATAAAGGCGATACCGGTGGCCAAAGCGAATGCCAGGACTCGGAGGGTTCTAGTGATCCAATACTTCATTTATTTACCTATCTTTGGAAGCCATTGCAGAGGGTCCTCAACAGCGTTCATGGCCAGATGTTCAGTTTTGCCACACATGAAATGCAAGTGAGGGCCAGAGCTCACACCAGTATTTCCAGATACTCCGATGATGTCACCTTGCTGAACTTTAGTTCCCTCCTCAATAAACACACCATCAAGATGTGAATAACTAAAGATACGAACCTTATCGGCAGTCACATAAGTTCTAAGTTCGACAGTCCAACCAAGTATCTCTGAACGATAAACCTTGACTATAGTTCCCTTGCCAACCGCTTTTAGCGGAGTGCCTTTAGGGACACCATAATCGACTCCACGATGCGGGCCAAGGCCGAGAGACTTACGCAGTTCTGAACGCGTCCCGAATGTGTCGGTGATACGTTTAGGATCTACTGGATGAATCAGAGTGGTCATGCTAGTTCAGCAAGTTCCTGTTCATGTACAGCGATAGCGTTAGCGATAATCTCGATGGCTTGTTCACTTGACGCGACTACTTCATCGTTACCGATGGCCTCAGCTGCTTTTTTGTTTAGTTCATGCTGATAACCCTCAACGTTTAGAGCTTTGATTCGCTCTGTCAGCATGGCTATTTTTACTTCATCAGGGACATTGAATGACATTTAGTTTCCTTACGCGTTTGCAATTGTTGTAATGGTACCACCGGAACCACGATACTTTAGTGCACCATTTTCAACATAGAGAATACCACCAGAAGTCGGGTTAGATGTTGGAACAGTAGTTGCGTTACGAATACCGATAACCACTTCACCACCACCAAAAGACTGAGTAGCGGAACCAAACTGGATATTTCTTGTCGCACCAAAAGTTATAGCGTTTAGGTTATCTGTACTAAGTAGAGCAGGTGTTCTAATGTTTCCAGAAGAACCAACCAACGCTAATACTGTTCCAGCATCGCTTTGCCATTCCTGCAAGTTAGCGGTTTGACCAGATACTCCACGAATAACAGCACCAATAGTTCCAGTAGATCCAGTTGAAACACTCACACGACCAAGAACGCTAGAAGTTCCAAAGGCCGCTGCACCGAATGGGTTGATTAGAGCCTGAACTGTTCCTGCCGAGTTTTGCCATTCCTGCAAATTAGCAGACTGAGACGCAGCACCACGAACACGCAAAGGCAGAATAGCGGCACCACCAGAACTAATTAGAACTTGATAACTGCTATTTACTAAACCGAAGTAAGCGTCACCGCTGGAATCAACTCGGCTCATAATTGTGCCATCTTGTAATTGGAACTCAAGTAGGTTAGCGGTCTGGCTTGCAACTCTTTTAATAATCAAACCTTTGGTTGTAGTTGCACCAGTATTAATTAGGTGTCCGCCGACTGTAAAGGTGTTTGCAGAGTCAGTTTTGACTAGCGTGGCCAAGTTCTGCCAAGCGATACCTCCGCCAACAGATGCGGTGTAAGGCAGATAACCTAAGCCCGGTGATGCACCAACCTTATAGATCTCGCCTAGAGAGTTAGTGCCTAAGAATGTTCCACTAGTAACAGGCAAGGTTACTTTAGTGGTAAATACAGGACTGTCAATAGGTGCTTTGGCTGAGAGGTCTGAAACTAGGTTAGTGATCTGTGACTGTGCCAGAGTGACAGGGTCTGAACCTGCGGAGCCATGAGTGGCGGCGTGAGCTAAAGGAGTCCTAGCGTCAGAGAGCCTAGAGTCAGTTGTAATAACTGCCGTGCCTGTAACCCTGTTAGGTGATAACCCTCCAGCAACAATCTTGGTGTCAGTAACACTTCCATCAGTTGGAACACGTTGATCTGACAATCTAGAGTCAGCTGTAACTACCGCTGTACCTGTAACCTGTGCCGGTGCAATCTGAATAAGTGCCTGATTCAAACCAATGTTGGCAGCTGTAGTTGTACCCGAATTAGTGATAGGTGAATCCACGTTCACAATACCGCTAGGGCCCTGAGGCCCAGTATTACCCGTTACACCTTGAGGGCCTTGCTCACCGCGAGCAAAGTACACGTTGGCATAAATAGAATCAGGGACAACTATCTTAACTATCATTTGACTATTTCAGGCGTAACAAGAACTTGACCTCTTGCCAGCGTTAGAACCTTTCCAGTTGAAGTCTGTGTCAATTCGAGAGCCCAAACATAATCAGTTTTAGTTAGCAACGATGTTTGAGTAGGTGTAAGCGAGAACGCTACCGAGTTAGTAGAACTGTTTACTGTCGGCGTGATGTCGATAATTGCTGTAGTGCCAGGGTTCTCACGAATCTGCAATTTAGCGGTGTAACCAGATAAAGCGAATGCAACACCATCGGAGTCGGTAGGGTAGAACTCGCAGTCACCAGCAACGCTAGGGAATGTAGATCCAGCCAGAATCTCTAGATTGAATAGGCCGTCAGTAACTGTGTAGGTTTCACTCACTAGGAGCATCCTCAACAGGAGCCTCGACCGGTGCAGGTGTTTGACCTGGAGACGGAAATGGTGCCCATGAAGTGGTTACTTTAGGTTCGGTTTCTTTTGCCATCATTTATCCTTTTTTAGCTTGTCGAACTCGGTTTTCAGTTTGTTGTATTCCTTACTCAAAGTTAAGTATTTATCACGCCAATGGTCAAGTTCCTGTTTCAGCGTGGCGAGTTCCTGTTTCAAGTTGTCTATCTGCTCAAACATCTCAGCTCGAAGTTTCTGCTCCAAACTAATTGACTGGAAACGTCTAGTAGTTAGATACCTAAACAAAGCTGTGACACTTGTACCGGTCAGAATACCTGAGACCACCCACAACCAAACTTCCTGAGTCATCAGATACCTTTCCACAAGCCGAAACTTGTTTCCCAATGGTCAGCACTTATCTCATGCCTAATCCTGGTAATCAAAGCCACCTGTTGAATCTTGTTAGAACTGTTCGTAGTGTGAGGCGATGAACCTATGTCCATGTCGATAATAAAGTCCGCTGGCCATTCGCCATAAGTGCTGATAGATGTGGTGTTCTTTTTGGTGTAATCGACCTTAGAACTGTCGTCAATCACTTTGGCACTATTTACTAAACCATCAGTATCAAACACTAGGTCAATAGCGTTCATGCAAATGTGATCTACAGAACTGGAATGAACGTTAGAGATAGTCAGTTCGGTATTGCTCCAAGCGGTTCGCTTAGTTGCCACATCATTCCGAGTCATGTAATACTGCAAACTGGAATCTTTAGCGGAATAAACCCAACCGAGTTCGGCATCTAGCAATCTATTTACAAGTTCACCGGATACAAAGTCATCAAATGTTTCGTGGTCTTGGAATGTGGCACTACCGCCGGGACCATCCTGGCTAAGTGAGAACCTAGAATCAACTGCCTGAATGTCCGAACCAAGTTTGACCATAATCTGTTTGAAGCTGTGGTAAGTGCTGTTGATGTCAAACACAGTCAAGCGAGTGTTCAATAGAATCTTAGTTGTGTCATCGGCCGAAATAGTTATCTTTAGTTTTTGAGAATCAACATCAAACTGCATCGCCACGTTGCTGATAAAGCCATGAAAGAATGACTGCCAAACAGTTGGTTGAGTATCGGGCTGAGGCTGGTATTGAATACGCAAAGGCATGTTGGCTTTGTAGTTAGGTCCAGTAACTAGATCTGAAACATCCTTTTTGATTAGCCGAACCTGAGCAGTACCATAATCTGGTCTAGCGAACACTCCGCGTTCAACCAAGATACCTCGGTCAATGCTCACCTCATAAGTGTCAGCCTCAATGGAAGTCCATGAACCCGATGGTGTAGGTAAGTATTGAATCCGTAGATTCGACTTGATGTCCCAAACGTTATTAGCCATTAGTTAGCGAAATACTTTTTATTGGTTTGCTTCTCGAAGTTACGAATCTCTTTGATGATTTCGGCAGCTGAAACGTTGGCTTTGTTGATGTTGATGGTGTAAGTCTTTTCACCAGTAGATTCTGCAACCATGCCGACAGCCTGACCAGTATTGTAAAGAGATCCACGAAGTCCCAAATACTCCGACAATCTGCCTGACTGGAGCAATCCCTTAGCCACGATGTTGCCCTGAGCAGGGCCCATGCCTATAAGCTCGTTGATTACATCCTGACCGGCACCCTGTTTAGCCAACATGTTTAGCCGAACTTTGAAACCCTTAGCCGCATCTACAACACGCTTTAGTTTCTCGATAACCCTGTCCACGTTAAAGAATGAGTATTCATCCTCACCAGTGACACCAAAGGCCAAACCAATAGAATCCCTGAAACCCTCGGCAGTCCTGGCTATTTGATTAGCCTGTTCAGTCAGAGCATCCTTGATTTTTTCTGTACTAGATCTAATAAGTTTTTGAGCCGCATTACCGCGAGCTATCCACATGTTGCTAAACGCGTCATCACGTTTCTTTTTATACTTTTCAGGGTTCTGGATGCGGTCCTGTACCTTACCAATTTCAGTTCCAGCGTATTGAGCGTTATCACCAACATCAGTCCAGGCAGTAGCCAATTCACCAACAGCAATAATCAACAAACCAATACCAGTCGAGGCGATAGCGTATTTCAATGCCCTAGTAGCCGCGGCCGCTTGACTAGTTGCCAGAGTGTAAAGTTTTACAGCTGTGGTCACAGCGAAATAACCAACCCTGACAGCAACGACAAGAGTAATAATCTGTTTAATAAGGTCGATGTTTTTAGCCAGGAATGTGATTACCTTGCCAACCTCTTTAGTGATGTTTACAAACTCTTTGACAATTTCTTGTAAAGTTCTCTGGCCATCTGGACTGTCAGCAACCAGAACTTCTAAACGTTTATATGGATCTGCATTAGCGGCGGCTTGAGCTGCACCAGCAAATTGCTTCTTTAGTTCAGCGGTAAAGTCCGAACCTTTTTTGATAGTTGGAATAAGCCTTTGAAGTGAACCAAGTTGGCCGTTCTGAGCCCTAGCAATAGCCTTAATAACCGAATCTAAACTCTTACCAGTTCCAGCCGAAACATCTAATGCCAGGTTGAGTAACTCTTGGCCTTTGCTAAGTGAACCGGTGGCTCTCACAGCTGAGGCTAAGGCTGGTCTAAGTTCATCATCTAGAACCGCGACAGAACGTTGAGTGTTAGCGATAAATGCCTCGGCACTATTGACTACAGCTTGATTGGCTCCGAGAGTGTTCTTGAGTGCTAGGGCTAACTGGCCTTGAGACTTAGAATCCTCAATAGCGGCCTTGGAAGCCTTTTTGATGGTGGAAGTTAAAGCGGCGAAACCTAAACCAAGTCCAACTGCACCTAAAGCCCGGTTGATACCTACGCCAACGTTATTAGCAGTTTTGCCAAGGTTCTTTAGATCGCGACTAACTACAGTCGTAGTTTTAGAGAGTTTATTGTTACCAAGGAAATTGACTACCAGATTAGTTGCCATGAGTTAGTTTCTCCTCGGTTGCAGACCTGATAGCGACATACTCGCGTAAAGTCAGATTCTTGTACTCGGTCACAGATAGACCAGCATAAACTACGATAAACGCCATACGTTCAGCCGCCTTTTCCGCAATTACTCTTTTGGGTCGTTAACCGCCAGCAAAGTATTTACATCCGACATCTTGAAACTGCCAGCCTGTTCCAAAGTGAAACTAGCGTCAGTCCGCTTTTTGATAATAAAGATAATTGCTTTTAAGGCTTTACCTTTAGGTTGTCCATCGGACATAATCTGGTCGATACTTGCACCAGTCAATAGTTCGATAGTTTCAACTTCATCCAGCGTTAGCGATTCAAAGTCAAAGGAATTGGTGGTCATTACTTGGCTCCTAGTTTGTTGATGTAATCCTGCATTAAGCGATCATACGTTCTGAATATTTCCTCTTTAGAATAGCCTAACGCTTCACTAAAGAATGGTTGCGGTGCAATACCGCGATAAGTGCCAGGCTTTAAAGTTCCCTTGTGATTAGCTGATACAACCAACCATCCCCAGTGAATCGGGTTAGCGTAAGGGACTCTACTGCCAAGCACTCTGGCCTGACCACCACGAACTAAGCCAACAGGCTGAGCATTAGCGGCCAAGCGACCTGTTTTGACCGGAATCAACGGCCTTGCACGATTGACTAGAATACGTGCTGACTGCAAACCTGCATCCTTGATTACCGAGTTATCAGCACCAAGTTCTTTCATAGCCTTTAGAGCTATTGCTAGATCACCGCGGTCAATTCCGGTCTCCACAGGAAACCTCTTAGGAGGTCTTGAGCGTAACTCCGTAGTACACCGGAGGCGTAGCTGATGGAGTGTGAACAGCGTTCTTTACAGTTAGAGTCACAGAGAACTTAACAACGTCACCGCTGTTTAGGCTCAATGGAGGCAACTGGTCAAATACGACTGTACCGGTGTAGTGCGGTTGAGTAGTGCTTGCGGTAGCGTTACCCTGTGGTGCAATTGTGAAAGCGACTTCGGTTCCGAAGTTAGCCCACAATAAGCGGTACAGAGAAGCAGTATCGCCAGAGGTAGTACCATCTAGCTGTAACTTCCACTCGCCACCTACACGAACCTCACAGAATGTTTGTACATCGCCAGGAGCATCGTTCAGGGTTAGTTCAACCAAGTTAGCGTCACACGCATAGTCGGTAGTACCAATCTTGAACACAATGTTCGTGGCCTTGATTCTTGTTGATGCTGGCATCTTATTTCCTTATAGGGTTATGGATAAATCCAAGGTGATGTCTGTTGCCAAATACTCAGCGTTATTGACAGCTAGACGGAACGGGGTTTGTACGGACTTTAGGACCGCATAACTAATAGTTTCCAACGCTACGAGAGTGTCCGAAATAAGTTCATCGAGAGCCTCAGTTGATTCCTCATTAGTCGCGGTAGCCGCCACCAAAGTCAGTTTCAAACCAAGCCGATACTCATTCCCTACAGTCTCAGTCACCAAATAAGGGCTATCTGGCGAAATGATAACTATTGGAGGAGTTACACGTTCAGGGACATAATCCAACACATCTAAACCAGCTGTGGTTAGATCTAGTGCGAACTCTGCCTTAGAAGCAGTAATCTCATTAGTCATAGTCCGGGCCCAGTAAAGGGTAATAGCATTTCTCTAGCCGCGTTCATAGGGTCTTTAGCGATTCTCACCGCGGTACCCATGTCAGCGAACTGAGCAACACCATTAGGGGCTGAACGTCGGTGGAACAATTCAGAAGCACAGGATAACACTGCAGAATCTAGAACACCTTGAGGTACTCTAGCGGTTCCCACGAACTTGCTTACCATCTGGTTTGCAGATGCTAGGCATGTGTCCACGAAATCCGAAACTTCCTTAGTGCCAACATAGGCTCTAAACTGCTCCACCGAAACTGCCATGAGTTATTAGGCTCCGGTGTTCAGCTTGACGATTGCACCCTCGAATGGAACACCGAAAGCAGCGTAACCATAAACAGAGTAAGAGTCCTGCAACTTGGTGACATCGGTACTTGATAGACGTGCAGGAGTTCCTGACGATTCCCAAGTGGTCAATGCCAAAGAGTTTGCAAGGTAAGCGGTCTTGCTGTCAAGTGCAGGGTCGCAAATGATTGGAAGTCCAAGAATCGAACCAGTTAGAGCTGGAACGTTAGATCCACCAATGTTGTTTACACCAGCACCAACAGGCAATACAACTGGACGGCCAGCGGTGTCCACGATGCTGACTAGACGCTTGTAAGCGACAGTTCCAGCAACGATGAACTCAGGGAATAGACCAGTCTGAGCGTTGATGTAAGCTGCACCATCAGCGATTCCACCCATGACTGCGGTTGCAGTTAGAGCTGAAACGTCGAAAGTCTTACCAGTCCAAGTTAGGCCAGCAAGTACAGCAATGAACTCGGTGTTCATTTTCTTGGCGTAAGCCAGTGACATAGCCTGGAATACAACATCCAAGTAGTTCACAGTTGAACGCTCAATAGCCTGACGTGAAATCAAAGCATAACCGCCATAAGTGCCAACAGCAACAGAGACAGTCGAAAGAGCAACGTCACCAGTAGATAGTGCAGTTGATTCGGTGGTCTGCTTGCCAACAGCAATAGTGTTGGTGTTCACCTTAGCGTATTCAACAGATAGACCAGTTGCTGGAAGTGCATTGACACTGAACGCGTTCAGAGTTGGACGACCAGAGTTGATCAAGTTGTTGATGAAACCGACGAACGCTGGACGAAGTGCAGCATCAGCCGAGGTTGCAGCTCTGAACAGTTCAACAGCGTCGCTGTCTCCTGAAACTAGAGCCTTAGCGTATTCACCCTGAGAACGGAACTTAGTCTCAAAGGTTGGAACGCTGATTGTAGGAGCCTTTACAAGTTCAAGTTCGCGGCGAATCTCAGCCACTTCATCCTGAACAGAACGGACATCCAATTCCATGTTCTCTGACATAGATGGTTCCTTTTCATTAGGGGTTGAATCCGCTACCGGGTTAGTAACGGGGTTTTCCTCACGAACTTCGGCGACAGATGCACCGCTGAACGCAGGGAAACTTACAAGGCTAACCTCTTTTAGATCTACCAGAGTTCTGGTAACTAGGTTGCCCTCGCGTGTTTGCTCTACTGGAACAAAGCCCACGCTGAACTTGTTGATGACGTTATCTCTCAATAACGTATAAGCCTCATCGCCTCTAGGGGTCGAACTGATTGAAGCTGTAATCTCAAAGCCCTCATCGGTGTCTCTACCTGAAACAATTTTGCCGATAGGTTCTGAGTGTTGCCAGAACAGTTTTACATCCTCAACTGAACGGATAGCACCTGGCACGAACTGTTCCTGATAGGCTCCACCAATGTCGGCAGTCTGGCCATAAGGCACAGCAATTCCAGTTACTTCACGTTTCTCAGCGTCAAGGCGAACCTCAAAGCTTCTAGTTTCAATCTCGGTCATTTTGGAGACCTTCCTTTTCTCTAACTTCCTCGGCAGTCATAAATCCTGCCCTGATAGCGGTTTCCCACATACCAAATCTTGATGCCATGTCAGCCCTGAATAGGCCCTCAAAGTTGAACTCAGTTCTAGTGCCACGTGGCAAACATTCTGACAGAGCGTCAGAGATTGCATCGGTGTAAGCCATAAGAGTGTGGCGATAGAACACTTGGTTCTCGTCCTGCAGGTTAGTGTAAGTGTCACTAGATCCATCAACACCGGTCAACAATAGACGAGCTGGAACACCGAACAATCTGGCAATGGCCTGAACCTGTTGAATCTGCACATCAGTGAACATGGCATCTCTAGGGTTTAGTTGAACTGTCTGCCATTCGAAACCTTGACCAAGAACCGCGACTTTACGTTCTGACTGTTTAGAGTGCCAGCGTTCAGTAATAAGTTCAGCATCCTCAGCACCAATAGGCTTATCGGTTTTCAATATTCCTGTCGGAATACCAGCCTGACCAAACCAGTTAGCGGCAAAGTTTCGTAGATCTAACGCGGCGGCAATGTCTTTAGCACAAGCGTCAATAGGTCCGAGTCCACGCAAATACCCTGCCTGGCTAAACAGTTTCAAATGCTGAATGTCAGTCATGGTGGACTTCATAGTGTCCTGATTAGTTACCTGATAGTCATACCATTTCTGGCCACGTTCATCGAGTCGAACAGTCACAGCGTTAGCTGGAATCAAAGTTAGGTTATTGACTTGGCCTTTACTGTCGTAGGACTTTAGCCAGAACGCGTTACCATCCAACGATAAAGAGACAACAGTTTGAAATAAGAAGTCACGTTTAGTTTGAGAGAAGTCGGGTTTATTTATAAGAATCGGGTTCTCAACTGGAACCTCAATACCTGTCGCGTATCTCAAAGTCCTCATAGGCATCTTGCTAATCGGAGTCGCTATGATCTGAATTGACCGATACACAGCTGTAAGAGTTAGAGCAGTATTACCAGATACCGCGTAGTCGCTCCGGGTAGGCCAAATTGGAGTTGCAGAACGTTGCTCTACATCTCTACCCAGGAGGCGTTGCCAAATGCTTGCCATACATCCAAACTGTATAGCACATATACGACATGGTCAAAATACTTGTATTCCATATTCTTGGTGTGTCGCGGAAACATACAAAGCCATAACAGTTGCCATCAAAGCGTCAATGTCACCGAGAGATTCACGCCGAGAGATTAGCCAAGTTTCACCGGTGTATTTAGCGATACCGCGAGGCGATTGAACTACAAGTAATGGATCATTACGATGCTTGACAACACCAGAACTAAACATGGCGTAGACAGTCGAACATGCAGCTGAAATCTCTTTAGTCCATAAAGGCCAAACAGGTAATCCATCTATCTTTAGACGTTTCACCAAATTAGGCATCTGTCTATCATCAACTGCTATTGCCTTGATAGTGCCTCTGGCATAAAGTTCATGGATCTTAGAATAAAGTTGCTGTTCAGTTGCACCAGCGAAACCAGCGACCAACTCAGTCTCATAAGTTCCATCCTCACACTTCCGAGCACCAGCAATAGACGCATACTCCCAGTTCTTAGTTCTATCGACAGCCAGAATGACATTCTCTTGATTCGTGATTCCATCACCCGACGCTTGAGCAAATAACTCACCTGGAATCCATGACTGAGCTGTACCAGAGATAAACCTGTTCAATCTGTAGCGTCTAGCCTCATGCTCCGGTATAGATCTAATGTCCGACAGAACAGTATTCAAATCTAAACGTCCAGCGTCGATACTAGGGTTCGCACATCTCAAAGCGTGAGGGTCATCTATCTGAGCATGCTCTGGAGCCTCCCAACAAAAGAACCCGAAACGTTCTAACTCTTTATCACCAGAGGCCGCTTGAATACCAAGTTTGTAAAGTTCAATAAGTGTCTCGGAGGTTTCATCGCCAGCGGTAGTAATACCGATAACCATTCCATCTTTACGTTGAGCAGTGCCTAGAACCGCAGCTGACCACATTCCACGTTTAGCAATATGCAACTCATCGAATAGGCACAGGGACATCGGAATACCTTGCAAGGCAGATTCTTTAGCGGCTTTTACGTCATACCTAGCAGAACCATCAGCGGTCACAATACCACGTTGCTCGGTAGC